CGCACGCCGTGGGCTGATTGTCGGGGCTTGTGTTGTTGATTCTGGATATAGCGGAGAGGTGTTTGTTGATCTTCACAACATCGGTAAGGAGCCTCAGTTCGTTACTCCGGGCGATAAAATTGCCCAGCTTGTGATGACCCCGGTAGTACATTTCAACGCCCAAGAATCAACGACAGAGGAGCTTTATTCCGAGGCGATCACCATCAGCGATAGAGGTAACGGATCCCTAGGGAGCACAGGTTGAACAGGACTCGCCAAGACGACAAGATCGAAAACAAGCAACTTCAACGCTTCGGCATGACGCCCGGACCCGGTCGTTCAAACAAGTATGTACCCGATGGCTCCCTGATTGTTGAGGGGAAGGAATTCAAGTGTGAACTGAAGAGCACTAGCGTGTCTCGGGGACACTTTTCTACCTCTAGTAGGATGGGCACCATGAAGGTGCAGGCTTGGAAAAAGGGTTTTGATTTTTCATTGTTCAGTACGGTTAACGAGGATGGCGAATTTGTGGAACACTACGTGTGTTTCCAGAAAGACTTGGAGCCGTTCTATGACAAAGTCATCACCAAGCAGAACCAGGGCCACGCCGGTCGCGCCGGCATGGACTCTTGGAATCGAGCTAAACAACATCTGCAAGACCAAGGTTGGGACGAAGAGGAGCTTGAGAGGCTCACTAAACAGAACCTGTTTGGCTCCCGCATAAACGACCCCGGCATCAGCGTCTCTGACGTGAAAGAATGGGGCGTCAAACTAAACAACAAAAACCCCGAAGATCATCTTAAACAACTTTTAAAGGACAACAATGGATAAAAATACACAAAAAACAATGTTTAGCTCTGCCACTGGCAACTGGGCTACACCCCAAGAATTTTTCGACAAACTAAATTGGAGATTTGGTCCGTTTGATTTGGATCCGTGCGCAAGTACACATAACACTAAGTGTGCCAATTTCTTTACTAAGTCCGAGAACGGATTAGAGAAGGACTGGGAAGGATTCACCTGCTTTGTTAACCCTCCATACGGAAGGGGTATTGACAAGTGGATTGAAAAAGGTTATAATGAAGCTATGAAGAATGAAACAAAGGTAGTGATGTTAATCCCAGCACGCACGGATACAAAATACTGGCACAAGTATGTAATGAATGCATCAGAGATTCACTTTGTGAAAGGTCGCCTAAAGTTTGGCGACAGTAAGAATTCCGCACCATTCCCATCAGCAGTCGTAGTATTTGACGGTGGAGATGAGTTGTGGAGAGTAGAAGGCATTAATAAGTAAAAGGAGAAAACAATGACCGAAGATATTTTAAATGCAGCAATTCAAAAGCTGCGAGCAATGGCACTAGAACAATATGCGCTGATTAAGAATGCAGTGCATAACCCGGCTACGCCCGAAACTGTTACAACGATTAGTAGTTGTGCGGTCAACTTAGCGCAGCTTGAGGGGGCGATGATTACTCTGCAGCAGTACTCTCCGACAATTCTGGCTCTTACTGATGCCGAGAAATTAGCTACAGCCGCTGTAGAGCAGCCGGAGCCAGAGGAGCCGCCACCCGAAGAGACAGTCATCACCGACAAAGATTTAGCTGACAGATCTTCTTCCTTTAGAAAGTCTCAAGGACTGAAGCCGAACGTATCTAAGCCAAAGCCCAAAAAAGGAAAGAAGTAGATGAATCGGAAACAACGACGAGCGGCCGCAAAGGTTAACAAGGAAAACGACATTTCCGATCAAGTGGCGATGTTTCAAAATTTGCCAGATGAATGTTTAGCATGCTTAAAACCATTCGATAAGAAGGATAAAGAAATGGCTTTCACGTGGAATGTCGTTGTTAAAGACAAAGACACAGTTAGGCTTTACTGCCCGCAGTGCTGGAACAAAGCCCAGGCAGCAGTTAAACAATTTAAAGAGGAGAGAAAAGGATGAGCGCCGTAACACGAATTTCGGAAGATGGATTAGTGCAGATTTTAAATAATAGAGTACTCACTCCGGTGACATGCATAGTTAAATTTTATTCAAATAGCTGTCATATGTGTCATTCGTTACAAGAGTACTTCGTCAATATCGCTGAACAGTATCAGTTAGATCCTAATGTAATCTTTTATGCGTACAACGTGGATGATGATCCCTCTATCGAGAAGAGACTTAACTTCACTGGAGTACCTACCATTCTGGCAATAAACCCAAATCCTGACTTGCCTCCACGCATGCTTGCGGAACACAAGGTCATGCCGGAGCCAGAAGATCCCCACAAGAAGACTTGGTACAGAGTTAGAGATATAAAGAACTTCATTGAACAAGAGAGAATAAAGTGAATCAAAAGTATAACCTGTCATACGATGACGTATTGCTTAAGCCCCAGTACTCAGAGATAAAGAGCAGAACAGAGATTGAACTCCAATCCGACTTAGGAAGAGGGCTGACTCTGCAGCTTCCAATATTTTCATCTCCGATGGATACTGTTTCTGAAAGCGCCATGGCAAAAGAACTTTCTGTCTTGGGTGGCGCTGCGATTATCCACCGTTATAATACCGTCATCGAACAGACCAACCACTTATCGGAAGCGCTGCGCGGCGGCGCGACCAATGTTGGTGTAGCAGTTGGTGTATCAGGAGATTTCTTAGAGCGCGCTCTATGTGCGACTAAGGTTGGTGCAACATTTATATGTGTTGACGTTGCCCACGGACACCATGTACTAATGAAGGAGGCGCTCGGACATCTGCGCAAAAACCTTGATGACAGTATTCACATCATGGCAGGTAATGTAGCAACCCTTGAAGGTGTTAATGACCTGTCAGACTGGGGAGCAGACTCGGTCAGATGTAATATCGGTGGCGGTTCCATCTGCTCGACTCGAATTCAGACCGGTCACGGAGTACCCGGCTTGCAAACTATTATAGATTGTGCTAAGACGGATCGCAACGTGGCCATTATTGCGGATGGGGGACTGAGGAATTCAGGCGATATAGTAAAAGCCTTATCTGCCGGCGCCGACGCGGTTATGTGTGGTTCGCTGCTGGCGGGCACAGCCGAGACGCCCGGATCAGTAATTAAAGATTCAATGGGACATTCGTGGAAAGAGTATCGAGGGATGGCATCTAAAGAGGCACAAATGAGTTGGCGCGGCAAGTACTCCTCCTTTGAGGGAGTTACCAGTAGGGTGCCATTTCGTGGCCCAGTCAGAAAAATTATAGAGGATGTTGAAAGAGGCGTACGCTCCGGCTTCTCATACTCAGGTGCGAAAAACCTACAACAGCTACAGACAAAAGCCCAGTTTCTTGTGCAGACTACCTCTGGGTTGTCCGAGAGCCATACCCACATCACTACGAGGAAGTGGTAATGTCAACGGAGATAGAATACGGAAAACTAACGAAGCGGATAGTGTTCACGGAGAACGATCACAGGCACGCACAATTGGTTTTAAAGTTAAAGCATGATGGATTAAAACAATCACAGTTCTTTCGCTCGCTAATAACTGCGTATCTTGCAGGAGATGATAGAATACAATCTTATGTTGACGAAATAAGCTCTCTGTCCAAGGAGCGTAAAACAAAGTCTAAGAAGCTCCGCTCCGATGGGCAACAGAAGATTAATGATTTTGGGTTTACTGACGGAGAGATAGATAATATATTCGACCTGATCGAAGAGGAACATCCAGAACTATGACTAAAGACGGTCTACTATCTTGTTCTCGAAAATGCAGAGAACTAAAAACGGCATGCCCTAATAAAGAATGCCGAATGTGGATAGATTTTAAAAAAGAGCATAATTGCGCTTTGATATCTATTTATGAAAACGGACCAATGACTTTACGTGAAATTGCTGAACGCTCTGGCATATCATTTGCCAGAGTAAAACAGATAGAAACGAAAGCAGTTGGGAAGATTAAAAACACTAATATTTTAAGTTGTTTTGAATTTTAGGGAACTATAAGCAACTAAACACTATTTACAATTGAGTTTCGCAAAACCTTAAGGAGATTTTATAATGGCTCGTAAAACTTTACTAACAGAGGGCGAACTTCGCCGCTTTATGAAACTCGCTAGCATGCGTCCGCTTGGCGAGGAGAAGATTCAAGAGATGGGGTACGGAAACGCACCCGCTGCTCGCGATGATGAAATGGACGACGAAGAAATGGACATGGGTCCACCTGATATGGGTGCTGAAGAAGCTCCTGTTGACGAACTACCCATGGACGACGAGCCAGCAATGGACGACGAACCAGCTTTAGATGCTGAACCAGAAGGCGACATGGAGCTTTCTGACGATGAAGCACAAGCAATTATCGATTTGGCCGATAAACTCCGCGCTGCAATGGGTGGCGAAGGAGAAGAAGCCGATATGGACTTGGGAGCGGAAGACGACCTCGAAGCACCGGAAGGGGGTGATGAACTTGAAATGAGTGCTGAAGAGGAGCCAGAAGAGCCCATGATGGAAGGCGAAAAAGAAGAAGATGTCGATGACAAAGATGACGACCTCGTCGCAGAGGTGGCACGCCGTGTCGCTGAGCGCCTTCAAGCCCAAGGGAAGAAGGAAGAGATCGTTAATCAGCTTGCTGAGAGAATCATGAAGAGACTCACTAAATAACTTGACAAA